GCACCAGAGGCCTTTTTCTCCACAACCATTTGGTCGGGTTCATATTCCCAGTATTTATCATACGCGGCACGTTTTAATTCTGGAAACTCCAGTTTCTCTTTATAGGCGTCTAGCAAAATTAGATTAGGTACTGTTTCGCCATCTTCGTTGGGATGATGAAACACACCCCATGTTGTACAGGCAGAGTAGTCCGCTCGTTGCGTTTTCAAAAACGCTGTGTCCCAACTTTGTATAATTGCTTCGCACGGTGGCGGATTCTCATATTCCCATTCTTGCCACCATTCTCGCTTAATCAACGCCCCTTCTTCTGCCGTGGGGTCTTGCTGATACTGTGCAGACCACTTCGATACAGGCAGTTCTGCTTTTAGTGCCTGTAGTTGGTCTAAAGGCCAAAACTCAGGCCACAATGGCTCCTCTGACGGAAGGATTGCCGGAAGTTCAATTACCTCCCACTCATCCGCACCCTCTCTTTGTGTGGCTGATTTAATTATCTGCCCCGTCAAGTCACGCACTGACCAGCGGGTCATAACGATTATTATCGCCCCTCCCGGCTGTAGTCTCTGTCTTGGTCCTGATGTGTACCACTCGTAAACTTTGTCGTAGACTTCTGGGTTGTAAGCCCCCAGTGCCGCCTCCTGTTCCGAGTGTGGGTCGTCAATAATGAGAACGTCAGCACCTTTACCAGTAACTGCACCGCCGACACCAATCGCAAAGTAGTCTCCTTTTTTATTTGTATTCCAACGACCAGCGGCCTTTGAGTCTGCGGAAAGGGATATTCCGGGAAACACTTCCTGAAAGTCCTCTTGGTTGATTAGGTTTCTGACCTTACGCCCAAAGCCTACAGCAAGCTCCGCAGTGTGTGCCGTCTGAATAATTTTTTTCTCTGGGTATCTGCCAAGAAACCATGCAGGAAACAGGTATGAAGCGAACTCCGACTTGGTGTGTCGTGGCGGCATATTGATAATTAACCGCTTTAGCTCTCCGTTTGCCACACGCTCAAACGCATCCGACATGATGCTGTGATGACGCCCAGCAATAAATGAAGGCCACATTCTTTTGACAAAGGTTATGAAGTCCGTTCTGGACGACTCTTTAGCCTTTGCTTCTTCTAATTCTTCTAGTAGACCAATAATCTCTTGCCTTTGCTCTACAGGCAACTGAGATATCTTGCTCATAACTAACGCAGTGTTATTCATCAGACACGCATCTGTTTAGTAAAACTGATTTGGCAAGCTCTAACAAAAAGACCATATCGGGCGCTTTACCATGAGATGTAGCCATAAACAGATTCCCCTCGTCTGTCCAGCCAATAACCATAGCCTCAGTCATGGTTACCTCTTCCCGAAGAACACCCAGCATTTCTTTTGGGTCTAAATCAGGCTCTTCATGTATAGATGGATTACCGGGAAACTGTATTATATTGGTCATCGTCAATCTCTTCCAGTATCTCTATTCTGTCTCTGTGGATTGATATTTTATCAAGTTCACCCTGAATAGCCTCAAGAATATCGGAATGCTCTCCTATTCCCGCTGGATTAGATAGATAGACTTTTATGTTTGTTTTGTGCAGTTGAATGTTACCATGAGCTTGAGCAATCAAGGCACGAATTATGTCTTCTCTCATTAAAAACTCCCTCTCCCTAAAAAATGACGGTGGGGGAGCAAAGGGAGGATGCTCTACCCCACCGGAAGCGCCGGGAGACGTTGCGCTTCAAATTTTAGTATATAGTACATTATGTACTTTAACTAGAGATGTATATAATATATAATACTACTATGTACTATATAGTACATATGTACTATAGTACATTAGCCTAGTCCATCCTATTCGGATGGGAACCAGCCCCATCCCGCCTTCGGGCATTTAGAGGTGGCTAGGCGTTTTACCGGACCAGACAACTCTGGAAGCATGGTAGGGGAGAGCGGCTTTGGCTTTAATTGTAGAAAAAAAACCTACAGTATATAGTCATCACGAATCGGAAAAGTCAGAGCCGCAACACCTTTCTGAAAAGAAAGAGGGAGAGGCCAATGACGACTCAGAGCAAATCGACCTTGAAGAGTGCATCGCAAACGCAGGAAGCCTGCGATAAGTGTGATAAGCCAGCGCTCATTAAAACTTACGGCAAAACTTTATGTGCCAATCACGGGCTTGAGCATCTGAAAGACCTGAACAAAATTAAAAAGCATGGGATACCTTTCTGATGAAAGAATTTGCCCTTGTGCTAGGTATGTGGACTTACACAGGCGAAGAGTGGGTCTTAGGTAGGCAAGATGTGCTGAAAGAAGAGTACCATCAGGAGCAATGTGAGTTTTCTTCTTATGAGGAGATGAAGGGCAAAGATAACGGAAACAAGTATTTCAAAGTAATCGTTCAATGCTATCCTGTTTCCTGTACCGATAAGGAGACGTGTTGAATGTTTAAAGCTATCATTGTGGCTTGTCACATAGCCAACCCAAACAACTGCATAATTATAACGGATGAACGTGGACCATATGATACAGAAGAGAAGTGCCAAGCTAGAATCGAAGAAATGATACACGATTCGATTTCGATATTTCTGTACAAACAATGGCCTATGATTTTCAAACTAACAAGCTGTGTACACCCAGACGATATGGAATTTACGAATGTCGGCACTAATAACAAACCTACCTAGCATGAAAGTTTATGTTCGTAAGGAATACCTTATGGACCACCAAGAAGGCCACGGTGAATTTGTTGAGGGGCATTGGGTAACAGCGAAGTCCATTCCCGGCAGAGCCTTTTACTTTGAGACTTACCTACCCCATTACGGCGCTCTATACGACAAACTACCGATTAGCGCCTTTGTATCAGAGCCTAAAACACCAGAACCGGACCTGTCCCTGCCCAATCTGCAATTTTGGAACTGTATGGACTACGGTGTCACGTCAATTTACAAGCAATTTATCGGCTCCATGGATTTTGAGGTCCGAACGCGGGATGAGGGCAACTTTTACGGCACATATGTCTGTACACTGGACAATTATCACATCCACGCGGACGAAATAGACTACTCAACGTCCGAAATTCCAGAAGAACACAAGTCATTTAACCTGATAGAGCTAGAGAATGGGCAATATGCACTGTACCCCAACAACAGAATGCGGGTATATGACAACTCCCTGACACCAGAGAACCCATCAATGCCCGATTTCAAGGTATCTACCGAATATTATCAGGTAGAATCCGGCAATAAGTACAGGCTAGGGGATACAGAAGAATACTTTTATGAAAAAAAGTAGTAAAATTTGTACGAGGTTAGGAATCCTAGGTAACTTATCCTGAAAAACGCCCCGCTAGTTTCAGATAAATTGTATCCTAGTACAAATTAAGGGGGTGGGGGTCAGTGTTTCGTGGGCTGTTCCATCACTTCCCACATCATCCACGCATAGTTCATCCTATCATTGACCTCAAACGACAGCGCTAGACGCCCTTCAAGGCTCATAGAGCGCCATTCCTGCTTCTCACGCTCCGTCATACCACATTTAAGACAAAGGCTCTCTTCGGGCTTCCTTGGGCCTCTATAGTAGCACTCCCCTTTGCAGGGTTTGTAATTCATAGTGTAATCGGTTGTGTGGAACATCATGTATATAACAAGCCTAGCACAGGCATCTATCACGGGTGTGGGGGTAGGGTGGGGTCGCACCCTCGTACAAATTCAACAGGGGGCAGTCACTCACCCATCAACACCGCCAAACGCCGTTGCAGGTCAGCCTCAATGTCGGAAGCAGTCCTGTCACTTGGCGTGTCTGTCTCGATACGGTCGCTGAACATCGAAATTGATTTGCCTAACGCTACCAATGCGCTGACCCGTGACGTATCACTGCCGCTCATTGCCTCTTCTTTGAGCCTGTCGGTCACCCAGATTTTCAGCTTGTCTTCGTCTGTCCGCTTTCGTGCGGTGATTTCGTCAGTAATGGCCTTTATCCTACTTGTGACCTTAGTGTTCTTTGTCGCTAGGTTTGAGGCGTTAACCCATACTGTAGAAGGCTTTGTGCCTTCTTTGACGTTGTATGCCGTTTTATAGGCGTCAGTCAGTGTCTGACCCTGTGCTACCAGTTGGCAGAAGTGTTCCTGTTTAGCCGTTAACTTGTCCCCTTCATCTGACACTATTGTCAGGTGTGGGTGATTGTCTTTGTCTTTACCCATGTCTCTGTCCCTATGAAGTGCCGCCAGTATGCGCTACCGCTTGGTCGGGCTTTTGAAATTGTACTACCAGTACAAATATAACAGCCCAGACACGCCACCACCACCCAGCACTTTGTTCCTGTTTCGTTCCTGTTAACCTATTTTTAGTTAAACAGGCAATGTTCTTGTTTTGTTCATGCCGTTTAATGGCGTTTTAAGCCCCACTGAGAGGTTTTAGGTATTTTTGCTAGGAAACATACACGGTTAGTCGCTGAGAGCGCTCAGTGAGCATTTTAGGTTTTGTCAACACTTTTGTGCATTTTAAGCGTCAATAATCCGACACCCCCAAAAAAGGGTTTTCTGCATATATATAGTGTCGATATACCCCATAATTATTTTAAATTATTTTGTACCCATAGTACATTTAGGGGTTTACAATGCCTTTTAGATAGTCCATATAAGGGGAGGTTGCTCGCGCAACCGCTGGGTCAGCCCAGCTTCCACAGCCCCTGATGGCATGACGGCATTCTGGTTCACAGCCCCAGATTAGAGTGATTGGTCACCGCTCTAGATTTTGAGTTCCAAGCTATCTGGTATCGCCCTGAGATATCCGACACGCTCCGCGCTCCACCTCGACACTACGGCTGGCTGGTGTGGCGCGACAGTTCCCTGTCGGTGAGGTAGGGGTTCACGCCACTAGCTGTACGGTTCTCAACACTTTTGAGATTAGGCGGTGCTGATGCCGCCTACCTGTCACTGGGCATTGGTAGCCCAGTCTGAATGAGTTACCACGAAACAGGAGACTGAACATGACTGCATACCGCCACGCTAAAATCGCTGAATTACTTTCTATCTTTTGGGCTTGTAATGATGCTGACTCTGAGAACGCCCCCAACTGGACGCGACCAAATATGTCAGGCACAGTTTGCAATCCGCTATCACAGGCGATGAGGGCGTTACTGCACGCTGACTTTTATATCTATGACAACGCCAACGAATTGATTGAGCAGACCATGACCAATCTTATGGATAACTTTGCTCACTTTGATTACCAAGTGACTAGCGCGGTTAACTTTGTACTTTCTGATAACAATTGCTCATAAGGAGGGGCTAACATGACGCAACCAAAAGAAATATGCGCCAATGAATACTGCGAAGAAAAAGGTATCCATGAATGTTATGGATTTTATTACTGTGATGAGTGCATTGATGAACACGTTTACGATGAATGTGACCCTGACCCTGTAAAGAAAAAAGCTACCTGATGATGCTGGCATGAGACACCAGCGAAACACCGCGCCTTGCGGTGTCGTAGCGTCTCGCTACTTTTTATCAACAATCTTTTGGAGTACCAAATGACTAATATTGTAACTGTTTCCGATACCGTTCTTGACGCAATGGCAAGCAACGAAATGCAAAACGAAGCCCTTACTGGTGAGGCAAAGGGTATCAACGAACAGCGCCAAGCGCTGAAGATGGACAGCTATTGTCAACTGATTGCTGGCATTGCCCATCACAAACTTACCGCCAAGGGTCATCTGCCAACCACCATATCAAAGGGTGTAAAAGAAATGCTGACCAACTACGTTGGCCTTACTGACAGCATGGCTGAAAAAATGCACAAGAATGCAGTCGGCGCTAGACGTGAGTTAGAAATTGGCGGCAACAATGTCACCCCACAAATGGTGGCAGATGTTTTTGCTGGCGCTGGCATTACATCAGAAGCCAAGTTGATTAAGCTGGTTGGCGGTCAGAAGAAGCAGACCAAAATACAAAAGCTGGTTCAGCAGATTGTCGGCAAGCCGTCTAAGACTGGCAAGGCATACATTGGCGGTCTGGTAAAGACAAACGCAGACGGTAAAAAGACCAATGAGTTTGATGAAGCCCAGCTTGAAGAGTTCAAGAATGCTCTTGAAGATGCACTGCGTGTAAGGCGTGAGGCTGAAGCCGCCGCACAAGAGGCGGCAGACAAAGCCCAAGCCGAAAATGATGCAGTCAATGAGATGACTGCCCAACTTGAAGGTCAGGCCGCTTAGTGCGGCCTTTCCCCCCTTTCAACAAAACATGGGAGTAAACATGATTAAAAAAGAACGCCTACTGTCAGGCTTTTATGGCAGATTTTTTACTGGCTTCTTCACCAAGCAGGACGGTTCACGCCGCCCTGTCTGGGGCGTCATCAAGAATGACCCTAATGTGCCAGAACATTTGGCGGTAGTCTTTGACTTACACGCCAAGCAATATAGGCGGTTTGATATCAATCTGCCTTTCAACATTAGGTCAGGCAACAATTTTGTTGTCAGCAATTAATTTCAACAACGCATCGGGAGTTCATTATGCGTATTTCACAAGCAAAAGCCATTGTCGAGGCTTCAATCGACAGCCAAATCCAGCACGTCAATGGACGTGATGCTCAACGCCCTATTGCCTACCTTGTCGGTGGTGCTGGTCTGGGTAAAACTTCAGTCGTTCAGACTATCGCTAATGAGCGCGAGGTTGGCCTCAATATCTTATCGCTGGCTCAATATGATGCTGGCGAGTTGGCTGGCTGGCTTGTCGCTGACGGTGACAGTATGAAGCGACTACGGCCTGATTGGATGCCAGCCGATGGTGAGGGTATCTTGTTTTTGGATGAGTTGCCGCAAGCACCTGTAGCCAATCAGAACATTGCCGCACAGTTGGTCAATGAGCGCCGTATCGGTGAGCATCGCTTGCCTGACGGCTGGTCAATCGTATGCGCTGGCAACCGTACCAGTGACAGGGCTGGCACTAACAATATGCCAAGCCACCTCAAAGACAGGCTGTTGTTTGTCGAGGTCGAGGCTGACCTAGAGGACACTGTGGCCTATATGAACAGCGTTGATGTGTCACCGCTAATCACTGGCTTCCTGCGGTTCCGCCCAGAGTTGCTTCACAAGTTTGACCGTGATGCTAATTCATGCCCATCACCTCGCTCATGGGAGCGTGTGGACACCATGATGAAATGGGGTCTGGATGCAGTGAACGAGCAGGAGGCTGTTGCTGGTCAGGTTGGACGTGGCGCTTGCGCTGAGTTCATGGGGTACAAGCAGATACACGATACCTGCCCTGACATTGACGCAGTGATTGCTGACCCTGACGGTGCGGCTATCAGTGAAGACCCTGCTGTATGTTATGCAGTGTCTGCCGCCTTGGCTCACAAGGCTAATGACAAGAACATTGGCAACGTCATCAAATACCTGACACGCCTACCGCACAAAGAGTTTGCGGTGTTCGCCGTCAAAGACGCATACAACCGCAATCCTGCCATCAAACAGACACAGGCGTTTCGCCAGTTCCTGTTGTCACATGGCAAAGAGTTGATGCTCTAACATTTGATGGGGCGGTTCACGCCGCCCCACCTATACCATCGTACAAATTTTTCGGGAGTTCTGACATGGATGCAGAAACAAAAATCGCTCGTGCAAAGACTAGGCTAGTGCTAGACCACCCATTCTGGGGCAGTCTGGTGCTTGGCACTGCCTTTCATAAGGATGACATACCTACCATGTGTACAAACGGTCAGTGGATAAAATGGTCTGCTGATTTTGTTGATAAGTGTTCTGACAAGAATGTCATATTCACTGTAGCGCATGAGATATCACACATATTCCTCAAGCATTGCGACCCCATCAAAGAGATTGATGGCAAGCCTGTGAATGCTGAGGTTCAAAACATGGCTATGGATTATGTAATCAATCCTATACTTATTGACGGTAATGTTGGTGAGATGCCAGAGGGCGGCCTGTACGACCCCAAATATCATGGCTGGTCATGGCTCAAAGTTTACCGCGAGTTGATGCAGATGGATGAGAGTGAACGCCCTCAGCCACAGCCATGGGGTGGCAATGTCGGCTCACCAGAAGATGACAATGGCAATGAAATGCAAGGCTCAGAACTTGAACAGTTCAACGCTACAATAGACCAGCGTGTGTTTCTGGCCGCTACTGGCGCTCAGTCTGCTGGTAAGTTGCCATCCGCTATCGCTGAGATAGTCGAGCGTATGCGGCGCTCTAAGGTTGACTGGTGTGACGTGTTCAATCGCTTCATTGGCGGTGACCAGCCTGATGACTACACGTTCCGCAAGCCCAACAAAAAAGTCTGGTATACGCAGGGCATATACACACCCAGCATTGAAAAGATTGGTGTGGGTGATGTCGTGGTTGCTGTAGATAGCTCAGGCTCAACTGGTGGACACCATCGGGAATATTTCTTTGGTGTTCTTAATCAGGTTATCGAAGACCATAATCCTACTTCTGTTACAGTCATTACTTGTGATGCTGAGGTTCAAACCGTCAGGCGTTATGAGCAGGGTGACATTGTAGAAGACATGGATGTTAAGGGTAACGGTGGCACTAGAGTGGAGCCAGTGTTCAGATATGTCAGTGAAGAAAATATCAAGTGCGATGCTCTTGTGTATCTCACAGACATGGGCATCTGGGATTTTCCAGACAACACGCCTGACTATCCTGTGCTGTGGGTGTCAACAGACCCACAGTGCAATGACGCACCATTTGGTGAGACAACACGCATTGAGGTGGCGGCATAGTGCCGTCACCCTTTCATCTAATAGGAGACAATAAATGAAATACACGATTGAAATGCACAGGCGTATGCAGTTTATCAAACAGCAGATTGCTGAGTGCCAACGTCAGTGGGCAGATGTAATGCCCAAAAATGTATCTGGGCAGATTGCCAAACATGGCAAGTACAGCTATCGCTCCAAGGGTGAGACAGCTAAACAGATAGAAGAAACAGAAGACTTCCTGAGAAAAGAGACTGGTAGCAGGGATGTATGGGATGGGGTTACATCTTATTTGCATGAATTACGCAACAGCATACGTCACATTCGTAGTGAGTTGCGAGGCAATGTCGAAGAGTATGCGCCTGTCAAACGCGCAGGAGACTACGCCAAAAGACGTGCTGATGACTTGCTGTCTAACGCATTCCCACGCACAAACATAGACCTGCATATCGGCGCTGGTTATGAGGTTGGAGCGCAACACAATGACGCAAGCACGAAATGGAATTTACGCAATGACGTAACGGTCGGCATGGCGTGGTTCAAGTCTGTCGGTAAGCGTGGCTTTGGCTTGATAAAAGCGCCAGAGGGTACGCTGTTTGTTCTTAGGTGCAAGCCTCGCTCTGTTAAGTATGTAGACGAAGATGGTATGAACGCTTTTGAAGTTCAAGCTGTCGGGTTCAAGCATGGCAAGTGCTACGACATGAACGGCTGGCTGGTGACCCATCAGTCCAGTGACCACAGCCACAAGTTGCCATTGGTCTGCAAGCATACTGGTAGCATGGATATTCCTCATGCTTTCGGTGTCAATCTGGGCAAGGCTCACAAACTGTTGCAACGGCGTACTGTTGCACACCTAACCAAGCAACTTTGATAAGGAGATTTGTACGATGGTGCAACACAAACCAATAGTTAATTGCATAGGTCAAACTCAAGAGCAAATTGACAATGCAAATCACGCTGTCACCATTATCTGGGGAACGTGTGAAGACAAAACAGAAACATATGCCTTTGATACTGAAGAAGACAAAGAGATGTTTTTGTTGGGTGTTGATGCCGCCTGTGGGTGGCTTGAGTATCATATCGAGGGAGATGACGTATGATTGAAGTATACGCAGAAAGCAAAAGCCACGCTGAGTTATGGGCTACATTTCAAACTGAGAAGCTATATAATCTATGCCTACCTGCGTTGGAAAAAATAGCCAGTGAAATGGGTATGATTATCACAGAAAGTGTAAAGGACAATGAACATACCGAAGGAGATGACGTATGAGTAACAATAAAGCGCCGTTAAAGTTATCCCCATTAGAGGCTAACGCTATTATGATAATGCTAGACGCTGAAATGCAAACAATCTTTGACGAGGGCATTGACCCTATAGCAGATTGGGAACTTATACATTTCCATGCGTATCAACTTCTTGCTTATCAAAAATTCAAACAGTGGTATGTGGAGAACCATAATGATTAGTTGGCACAATGCACCAAACTACCGATACAACGGCTATCGGTATGTTCCTGATATAGACGAGGATGACGAGGGCATACGCAAGGCGTGGCACAATGTTTACAAGGTCGAAGACATTGACCCAAACAAAGATGCCCAACACCCTGTGTTGCCTGACTTCACCATTGACGCATCGCCTTACAGATGGCTAACATATGATGAGTTCACTTATCATGTGGATATGATGAGAGGGAATGTTTATGATGACTAGGTTTATGATGTGGTGCTACACTTGGGTGCTTGGCCTCGTAGTAATGATGGCTGGCACTGGCGCAATCGAAGACCCAAATGGTCATTTGATTGCTGGTATTATCGTTGCATACACTGGGTGTGGAATGATGATAGTAGCAACTATTCAACTGACCAGAAAGAGACGATAACGGTTACCTAGTGTGGGTTGTTGTTGACAGGCGGCGTGGTGCGTCTGGAAAAAGTTGTGAAGTTTCCACACTAGGGTGACTGTTCTCCGA